TTGCGAGTGTTTGAGTAACTAAGGCACCGTCAATGTAGGTTTGTGCAACACTTAATTGGTTGATGTAAATCTTATCGCCATCATCCAAAACAACCCTAATACCCACGTCTTCGGCAATAGCTTTAATGGTGTTTACCGGGTAGTTGATCAATGCCACGCCTGTTATTGCGTCACTCAGTATTACAGTTGTACCAGTATCATCAATAGAAAAATCCATGCCTGTTTGATAAAGAAACGGCGATATATATTCCAAGTCTTTATCTTCAAACAATCTAAAATAAACGTTTACATAGTGAGTGCCTGGTATAACAGCGGATTCCCTAACGCTTAAAACAGTTCTTGCGCCATCTTCTGTGCTAGCTTTTTTCATACAAGTAAATATAGGTGTGCCTTCTCGCCCTTCTATAGGATGATTAAACCACCACGTTAGCGTATCACCAGCCGAAAGCGTTTGGCCTGTTAATTTTTGCTCATAAGCCATCCTGCCGCTTTGATCTGTTCCTGCGTAAACCTCAAAAAACAAATAGTCGCTAGATGAGACAGACTCTTCAACAATAACTTGTTGCCCGTGTACTGATTGGTTAGCTATAACAGAAGACGCTTTTGAGTAAGGAACTGAGCCTGAGCTAGCGGCAGGCCCATAAACTTCTACATCCAATAAGTTGTTAGAGTAAACCCTCGCGCTAGGTGTAATTATCCCGCTAGCGTCTTGGTTTTCTGCTATAGACTGATCTTTAATCCCGCCCCACATTGGGAAGTAGTCAACATCACTATCTAGGTTAGTAAAAAATATATTTTCACCACCAGAAGATATTTTGTGTATGTCACCAAGAAAGAAAGAGTTTAGCGTTGTTTCAATAGCTCTATCAGCTTCTAGCTTGTTCGTTTCAGGGTTAAATACAAAGTGGTCTAGTGTTGCTTGCTGTTCCGGCGTTACAGCCCCGCCAATGGTGGCCGCTAGTATGTTTTCGAGTAGCTCATTTCTTATACTCATAATTTTCCTATAAAGCGTTGTACCAATCTATTAAGAGTTGGCTTCTGTTGTTTATATCTGACACTGTGCCACCGTTGGCAACAACTATGTCGGCAAGGATTCTATTCATCGAGCGCATTGTTAAAACCTATAAATGAAAAAACCCCGACAACCGAGGCTTTTATTAATTTTACTATTTAGCTTTTGCCACAGACTTGCGCTTTGCTTTTGGCTTTTTCTGCTCTACTGGCTGGAATTTAATATCAACTACTTTATAGCCTTTCCTATTCCATTCCTGTTTGTCGGCAGTAGAGCATGGATGAGGTAAGTATTTTACTTTGTCCATGCTCAATCACTCCTACTGATCTAAGTCAGCAATTGCCAGCGTACCTGCAGTATGCTTAACGCTTGCCATTTTCAGATCCCAGTTACTACCAGTAAACAAAGCAGTATCATCTGGAGATTTACCGCCATTAGCAACATCCCACGCGTAACCCTTAAGTTTAGCGCCGAAAGTGTAGTCTGCTTGCCATGTCGTTTCGATGCGGCCCTTGCCGTTAGTGGTTTCAAGGTTAGTAATAATATCACTGGTGTTATCAATGATAATGCCGCGATCTACTAATGAAAGAACCTTAGTTTTATTCGGCGTACCTGCTTCGTATAATGCTGGAATATCAGAAACAACAAATATTTTACCAAGAATAGATTGGATAGTTACATTTGTTGATTCAAATAAACGTTGGCCATTGTCAAGGCCTTTCTCTAACAACTTGTGATACGCTGCGCCACTCATTACATCAGCGCGTAACAGTTGTGACATATCGCCGAACTTAGCATGCGAGCCATTCAAGGCAACCTGACTCAGAGCACCCGCACCAGAAGAGCCTGCTGAAACATCGTTAACTAGCGCCGCTTGATTTTCAATAGCTGCAACAGCACAACCGACACCCGTATTTAATTGATCTGCAAGCAATGCGTCTGCAAAACCTTGAGCAATGTTGTTAATCGCTTCTTGTGGGCTTGATTGTAAATAGGTTAACTGAGAAGGCTCAAGCAACACTGGACCAAAACCGCCAGCGACTTTAACGCCTACAAGTTCATCTTCACCATATGGCGTAGCACTCACTGAGCTATTAGCACCGTAACGGTTAACTCTACGTTGTGCGCCTGCTAAAGTTGTGGCAAATGATTCTCGGGAAAAGTCACCCTGAAAACCTTCACTTGATAAAACAATTGTATTACCAGAAGCAGCATTAAATTTCTGCAAGTCCTGACCGATCAATTCTATAGTACGTAAGCGGATCTGCTCGTTGTACACTTCCATATTTGTTAAAGCCATTGTGTTTTCTCACTTTTAAATGTTAGTAATTAAGTTAAACCAGCACTTCGCAAACGCTGCTCAAATGCCGTATTTTCTCCACCACTAGCAACACCATTGCTCTGGCTTCGTTTTGTGCCTGCTCCACTAGAGTCAACACCTTTTAAAATCTTTGAAAATTGAGATTGTTCGCCAGCCCAGCTTTTGAACTCATCAATATTATTTGCAACAACTTCGCCACCCTGTTCAAATGCAATAACTGGTTGTTGTTGGTCATTATAACTAATTTTTAGCATATTTGACAACTGAGCTTCTGCAATGCCTTTGTAATCATCATGTATTAAGCTTAACGCTTTGTTTAATGCCGATCCTTTGTCGCGTGACAATAGCGCATCCTGAGCCGTCTTTGCTTGCTCTTTTGCCATTGCTGTCTGTTCTGCTAACTGCGTCTCGTAGTGAGTTTTTAGCCCTTCCATATCGCCCGCCGCTTTCAATGCTTCTTCGTTAGCTTTTACGGCCGCTAACCTTGCATCTTCCACTTGCTGCGCTTGCTCTGCGACACTGTTTTGCATAGTGCGTTTTTCACCGATAAGCTCATCGTTTTTATTGCGCAAGCCCTCTGTGTCGGTGTTGTACATAGCTGTAATTGCTGCGCTTTGTTCTTCTGTTAAGCCTTCTATTTTACTTAAGTCCATAATATGCCCCTAGCATAAAGTTAATGACAGCCACTAGCCGCCAGATTGTTGACGCAGTATTGCGCCGAGTTCGTTATCTTTCTTTTTCATTTCTGCAATAGTAAGCGGATTGCCTAAAGAATCAATTGTCGCGTTTGCAAATTCTGTAGGGTTATCCATCTTTCTAAATGCTCTACCCAATGAAGGGCCCAGTATATTATCCTGATCGGCAGCCTTGAGAGATTTCATTTTCTCATAATAAATACCCTCGCTACTAACTGGTTTAGGGTCTCTTTTTCCGTCCACCTCGAAGCTACTGGCCCGTTTAGTGTCTTTATCGTCAAGGTTATATCGCTCGTCAACTTCATAAACCAGAGCAGTACGGCAGTTAATATGTAGAGGCGGCGTTAAGCTTGATAGTCTAGGCGAGTCTTTAGCGATAAACTTTTGATCTAGCGCTCTGCATTTCTGTGATGTGCGAGAATCAACAACTGCAATTAACCTGTATCCTTTGAGTATATTGTCGTTTTTATCTACAAAATTTATACGGGCAGTATTGGCGTAATGATTAGTACCTGTGATAGCGACAGATTTAGCAGACCTACGAGCGCGGCTTAATGTGTTTTTGCTAGTGGTGCTTTTCTCAAGCCTCATCTGACTAAATACATTATTAGCTATCTCGTTAATATTTTGACCGTTAACAAATCCGTTTTGAACTAAAGCGTCTATCTCATCAGTCCACTTTCGCCAGTAGTTCGACATCATTGTGTTGTATGTTGTGTAAGAAGACTCACTTAACTGGATAGGTGCAGCAATAGCGACAGCGTTAACTTGTGCCGCGCTTGGTACTATTGATTCAAAGTCATTATTGATTACAATTTTATTAAGAGTGTCAGCCGCAAATTCAGCCTCGTTTGTGCCTATTTCACGATTAGACTTTTTAAGATCGCTAATGTAGCTCTGCAAATGACCGCGAGCAGCTTCGTTGATGGCTTTTTGTATTGCCACCTGGTTAGCTGCTGTTTTAGCTCTATCACGATAACGATTGAATATGCGCTGAACATCGGCCTCTATAAGCTCAAGGTAAGGAATTACTGCATTACCCTGAGTTGCGCCTATACGCTGCAAATAGACCGTATGCTGAGAATATACTGTTGTTAGTATCTCATTAGGCATTAATTAGCCTCGTTTCCCGCTTGCGCTATTGCTTGCTCTTGAGTCATGCCGGTTATTTCCGCACTATCTTTTTCCGCTTCGTCTCTTAGTGTTTCATCGTCTGCCTTGGTGAAGCCAACCTTGCGAGCTGTTTCGTATAATGTCGCTTTAGGCAACACACCACCCTGAACCATTTCTATGTGCTTAGTGATCATTTCTGGGGACATATCATCTGTAACAAAGTCGGTATTTAGTTTATATGTTGATTCGGCAGTCTCACCCAAGAACAAAGCCACCCAGTTTAGGCAGTTAGATAGGCCGTCAGTGATATTGTATGATATACGCTTAAGTGTAGACATCGAGGCGTTAGCATCAATGCGCTTGGCTGTTGCTGTTTCATTTCCTGAGCTATCTGTTATTAGTTGAGCGCCCAGCATAACCATTCTTTGTTGATCTCGCTCCATTTCGGTAGGAATGGCGCCAGTTGCGTCCAATTGCAACAACTCAACCTTGTCATTAGCTTTAAACAAATTGCGGCCTTTAGCGCCTACATCCAAGCCGTTAGGGTTGGACTCTGCAAACTCATCTGGATCCATATCAGTGAATACGTTTGTCATGCCTTGCCCGTGAAAATGTAGATTTTCCCTGTTATCACAATCCAAAACAAAGTGACCTAGATTAGCGTTAGCTAAATCATAAAGCGGGATCTTGGAATACTCAGGGGAGTTATTATCAGCGCCAAAGAATTGAAACGGTATCTCTTGCCATGTTGATCCGTTAGCGATTGGCGTAACGTCACTTATCAACTCTTTTTTATCATTCCATAATTGATTGTGATAAACGCCATCAATAACTATTAATCTGCGAATGTATGTTTTATCTTCCCAGTCCCATTCGTTTTTTTGCTGGCTCTTAATCTCGACTAGTCTTATCTCATCAACAGCCAAAGAATTACCAGAAACCCGAGCATAGATAATTTGCTCAGCTTTGTATTGAATAAGGCGAGGCGCATTGTCAGGCATTTCCATTTGAGCTTGAGTTAATGGCTGATCATTAGATGGCATATCAACCAAAACACCGTAGCGACCCAAAGAACTAACGTCATCAACTATTACTTGTGCAACCTCGCGCATACCACTGCCCGCACCATCCGCATTGCTTTTTAAATACTCAAGACTAGGCGCAAGCTCAACTTCTGGCTCTTTACTCCAAATCATGCCACCAAGCGACTCATGCGTCCTGCCTGTAGCATTGAAAAACCTACCCCGCGACCAATAAGACTGAATACGCAAAGCATTAGCTTGATTGCAAGCGTTAGCTTGTTGCTGCTGCTCTCTTGTCATGCCGTTATAAATGGGGTATTTCTTATATTGAGGCCCAGGCAAACAAGTAACTTGCTGTATTACTTTGTACTTGCCTGCAATTGCTGATCTGACTTCTCGCCATAACTCGCATTGCTCTTGATAGTCAGAATCGCCGCCCGTAAAGTCGGTAGCTTGGTTACTTGCCATTTTTAAAGCCTTATTTGTTAGTTGATTTATTATATCATTGTAAAGCTTTATTTAAAAACACGCGCTAACCATAGATATTTAACGCCCCTCTCTTGCTCTTAACTAGATGCGTACAAGCTCCCATAATAAAAGCATCGGCTTTGTTTGGTGATTTAATGCCACGTTTAGCCATGTCTTTTTTGCTTTCTATCATATCAAGCCCGCGCTTAGAATAATCTTTATGAGGCGAGCAAAGCTCAGTTTTAAGCGCTTCTATTTCTTTTATTTCACTACTAATACTTATCATGTCGCTTGGATCAAACTTCATGCCCTTATTAACAGCGTTAAACGTATTTCTCAACCTGTCAGCTACATCCTGCCAAGCCTGAGCCTTTAAGTTCTCAAATTTATGTTTATTAGTAATCTTAGGGGAGTACTCTTTCTCCGGCTTATAAACTGCGTCGCCAGCATTAAATTTACAGTGACTTTTATGGCCTTTATTTTTTAGTGTCGCGCCTACATGAGCGCCCACTCCAATAGAATCATAAATCAACAACCCTTCACCAACAAATGACCAAGCCCTCAACGCTGACTTATCCAGTTCATCTTCTGGCGCTTTCCATTCTTCTATGTATTCACAAATAGCGCCGTTAAATTGTGCTATGGCGTTTTTGTCATTACCACTATCAGCAACATCGTAGCCAACGTTGTTTTGCCCGGTCATATCAATATCTAATTTAATGTGCGCATCAATAGCAGCCTCGACCCATGAGCGCTTTATAACTGCTTGGTCATCGTCTGATAATGGTACGCCTAAGTAGACGTGTTCGTACTGGTC